AGCATTACCAGCTGTACCTGCTGAACCATTTGTTCCGCTTGTACCTGAAGTACCTGATGTTTGAGAAGTACTAGAGTTTCCTGCAATACCTGCTGTACCTGAGGTACCATTTGTTCCTGAGGTACCTGATGTACCACTTGTTCCTGATGTTCTTGATTGTCCAGAAGTACTAAAATCTGCATCCCCTGAAGTACCTGCTGTACCTGAAGTACCTGAAGTACCTGATGTTCTGCTTAATCCTGAAGCACCTGCGGCTCCGGCTGTACCTGTAGAACCATTAGTACCTGAAGTGCCACTAGTACCTGAAGTTTGACTTAAACCAGAAGTACCTGTTGTACCGCTAGTTCCTGATGTACCACTTGTTGAAGAAGTGCCACTATTTCCTGCGTTACCAGCAGTACCTGTAGAACCATTTGTTCCTGATGTACCGCTAGTTCCGGATGTTTGACTATTTCCTGAAGTACCTGCGTTTCCACTAGTACCATTAGAACCATTAGTACCACTAGTACCTGAAGTACCTGAGGTTTGAGATAAACCTGAAGCACCTGCTGTACCAGCTGTACCTGCTGAACCATTTGTTCCGCTTGTACCTGAAGTACCTGAGGTTTGAGAAGCACCCGCGTTTCCTGAAGTACCTGCTGTACCTGAGGTACCGCTTGTACCGCTTGTTCTTGATTGTCCTGAAGTGCTGAAATCTGAGTCTCCTGAAGTACCTGCTGTACCTGAAGTACCGCTTGTACCGCTTGTTCTTGATTGTCCCGCAGTACCTGCATTACCTGATGTACCTGCAGAACCATTTGTTCCGCTTGTACCTGAAGTACCAGAAGTTTGGCTTAAACCACTTGTACCTGTTGTACCACTAGTTCCACTAGTTCCACTTGTTGAACTAGCACCTGAATTACCTGCGTTACCTGCGGTACCTGTAGAACCGTTAGTACCACTTGTACCTGAAGTACCGCTTGTTTGACTATTTCCTGAGGTACCTACAGCACCTGAGGTTCCTGAAGAACCATTAGTTCCTGAAGTACCTGAGGTTTGAGAATTTCCTGAAGTACCGGCAGCTCCTGTAGTACCATTTGAACCTGCAGTTCCTGAAGTACCGCTTGTTGCACTAGCACCTGAAGCACCTGCGTTACCGGATGTGCCTGAAGTACCATTTGTTCCTGAAGTACCTGCTGTACCACTTGTACCAGCTGAACCTGAAGAACCACTTAATCCACTTGCACCATTAAATCCATTTAATCCTGAAGTACCTGATGAACCTGATGTTCCTGAAGTGCCACTTACTGTAGAATTTCCTGAAGTTCCGGCAATACCTGATGTACCTGCAGAGCCATTAGTACCTGAAGTACCGCTAGTTGAGCTTATACCTGATTGTCCAGCTGTACCTGTACTACCTGTTGTACCACTTGTACCGCTTGTTCCTGATGTTTGACTATTTCCACTAGTACCAGCTGTACCACTAGTACCGCTAGTTCCTGATGTTCTTGATTGTCCTGAGGTACTAAAATCTGCATCCCCAGATGTACCAGCTGTACCGCTAGTACCAGATGTACCTGATGTTCTAGATAAACCTGCAGCACCTGCTGTACCTGCAGTACCAGTTGAACCTGATGTTCCACTAGTTCCTGATGTACCTGATGTTGAACTTAATCCTGAAGTACCTGTTGTACCACTTGTTCCTGAAGTACCTGAGGTTGCACTAGCACCCGCATTACCAGCATTACCTGCTGTACCAACTGAACCATTTGTACCACTGGTTCCTGAAGTTCCACTTGTTGCACTAGCACCTGAAGCACCTGTTGTTCCTGCTGTACCTGTAGAACCTGAAGTACCTGAAGTACCACTTGAAGCACTTAAACCTGAAGCACCAGCAACACCTGCTGTACCTGTAGTTCCATTTGTTCCTGAAGTACCACTTGAAGCACTTAAACCTGAAGCGCCTGCTGCACCTGCAGTACCATTTGAACCATTAGTTCCTGATGTACCTGAAGTGCCTGAGGTTTGTGATAAACCGGAAGCACCCGCAGCACCTGCAGTACCAGTTGAACCACTAGTACCTGAAGTACCTGAAGTAGATGATGTTTGACTATTACCTGAAGTACCAGCTGTACCATTTGTACCGCTAGTACCGCTTGTGCCTGAATTACCAGCTGCTCCTGCAGTACCTGTTGTACCTGCCGTACCGCTAGTTCCTGATGTTGCACTAACACCACTATTTCCTGCAGCACCTGCAGTACCATTTGAACCATTTGTTCCACTAGTACCTGATGTGCCACTTGTTTGACTATTTCCTGAGGTACCTACAGCACCTGATGTTCCTGATGAACCATTAGTACCACTTGTGCCTGAGGTACCTGAAGTACCTGCAGAACCAGAAGCACCTGAAGCACCTGTAGTACCATTACTACCAGTAGTACCTGATGTACCGCTAGTACCAGAAGATTGAGAAGCACCTGAAGCGCCTGCTACTCCTGTTGTACCAGTAGTACCTGATGTACCGCTAGTTCCTGAAGATTGAGAAGTACCTGAAATACCTGCTGTTCCTGTAGTACCATTTGTTCCTGATGTACCGCTAGTACCTGAAGATTGACTTAATCCTGAAGCGCCAGCTGCACCAGTTATACCTGCTGTACCATTTGTACCGCTTGTACCTGAAGTACCACTTGTTTGAGATTGACCAGCATTTCCAGCTGCTCCTGATGTACCATTTGAACCTGAAGTTCCACTTGTACCACTTGTTTGAGATTGACCAGCATTTCCAGCAGTACCTGTTGTACCTGCTGTACCTGAAGTACCTGAAGTTGCACTAATTCCACTAGCGCCTGCGTTTCCATTTGTACCATTAGAACCATTGGTACCGCTTGTACCACTTGTTTGTGATTGCCCTGAATTACCAGCAACACCTGAAGTTCCATTTGAACCTGATGTGCCGCTTGTTCCGCTTATATTTGAATTTCCTGAAGTACCAGCTGCTCCTGAAGTACCTGAAGAACCATTTGTTCCTGATGTGCCGGATGTAGCACTAGCACCACTAGTACCATTAGCACCATTTGTTCCAGACGAACCTGCTGTACCTGAAGTACCTGAAGTTGCACTAATTCCACTAGCGCCTGCTGTACCTGTTGAACCATTTGTACCACTAGTACCACTTGTTCCACTTGTTAAACTTGCTCCGGAAGTACCAGCAGCACCCGAAGTACCAGCTGAACCATTAGTTCCGCTTGTACCACTTGTTGCACTTGCTCCTGAAGTACCTGAAATACCTGAAGAACCTGCTGTACCTGATGTACCACTTGTTTGAGATAAACCTGAAGTTCCTGCAATACCTGATGTTCCTGAAGAACCATTAGTACCGCTTGTACCACTTGTTGCACTAGCACCTGAAGCACCTTCAGCACCTGATGTTCCTGAAGAACCATTAGTACCACTTGTACCACTTGTTGCACTAATGCCTGAGTTACCTGCATTACCTGCTGTACCTGTTGTACCTGAAGTACCGCTTATACCGCTTGTACCTGATGTTTGAGAACTTCCTGAAGTACCACTTATACCTGAAGTACCTGAAGTACCTGCAGTACCTGAGGTATTAGAATTTCCTGAAGCACCTGAGGTTCCTGTAGAACCACTTGTACCACTCGTTCCACTTGTTTGTGAAGCACCAGCATTACCAGCTGTACCTGCTGAACCATTAGTTCCTGATGTACCTGAAGTACCGCTTGTACCACTAGTTCCTGAACTTCCTGAATCTCCTGAAGTATTACTTGTACCTGAACTACCATTAGTTCCTGAAGTACCGGATGTACCGCTTGTGCCACTATCTTTAGATTCACCCGCAGTACCTGAAGTACCTGTTGTACCGGAAGTACCACTTATACCTGAAGTACCGCTTGTTTCGCTAATACCTGAAGTACCAGCATTACCTGAACTACCATTAGTTCCTGAAGTACCTGAATTTCCAGATGTTTGACTATTTCCTGATGTACCTGTTGTACCGCTTGTACCTGAAGTGCCGCTTGTGCCTGATTGTCCAGCAGTGCCTGAAGAGCCTGCTATACCACTTGTACCGGCTGTTGTATTAACATAACCTATAACGCCTGTAGTTGGGTTATAAGTTACTACATAATTTATATCTTGGACAGGTAATCCTATTGCTACGAATGGATTTGAACCTGAAATTAATAAGGATCCTGTAATTACAGCTGATCCCGAAAATGGAAATCCTGTTCCTGAACCTGAAATGTATACTGTAACACCTGTTGTGTTAAAAGAAGATAGTTCAATCTGTGAACCTGAAAAGTTTAAAAATGGAACACTAGAACTAACTAATGTACCATCTTGATATATATCAATAGTTCCTCCACCACTGTTAGGATCTACATTATATACGCCAACTGGAACTTGATCTAAAAATCTTACTTGAGCCATTCTTCAGGATTTATCTTATATAAATATTGGAAAAGAATCATATTGCGTTAACTTTTTTCTTTATTTCCAGAGATTTTATTGTTTCTGGAGTTGTAACTGATCCATTACCATTATCTTGGCCATTATATAAGGCATCCACTGAAGAAGCTTCGATTGAAAATATAACTTTTGTAGTATCTGTGTATTTTTTAAGAGAGTTAATATCTTTTTGTAAAATTTCGGGAACAATATATCCATTTAGTCTAATATTAAAAGTACTTCTAACAATTCTTTCATCATCTTGAGTTAATTCAGTTTGAAACCCAAATGAGTCAATCATTGTATTAAATTTAAATCTTTGAGGGTCACCCCAGTATGAATCGGAAGCATAATTTATTGCTTCAACAATTTTGTTAAGTTGCTCAACATAGTATGTAAATACCGCGCAACTATACGTTATAGTAACATAATCAGGAATTACTGTAGCATAGAATTGTCTTTCAGGAATTCTGTTTGTTAACACTTTAAAATTATCATATGAATTTCTAGAATCATATTTTTTCTGTGAGATACTGTAGTTGTGAGGGTTATTGGCATCTAATTTATTACCAATAGACCTAACTTTTTCCATTGACTCACGTTTAAACATAATTAAAGGAGCCATAATTTTACCTTTTTGATCTCTATAATATCCATCTTTTTGAAATGATTTCCATTTTTCAGGAGATCCATAAATTATAGGAACAGGTAAACGACCACCATTTTGTACGACTGATGGTTGAATTACATTTTCAAAATAGTAATACACAGCTTCATCGATATCTTTAATACCAATGCTAAATGGTTTTACGTTATCATCGCGAAATGACGTTTGTAGAGCACGGTTAATTCCGGGGACATTAGGGTCGGCGAAATTTGGATTACCCGCGGGTACATACGTTGATTTATGTTGTTCAACGCTGATCTCACGCTGGGTTTTTGGTGTTGGTTTATTTAATCTTCCGTTACTCATTATAGTCTAGATAATTCTATATTAATTCTATCTGAAGGAACATAGTGACATGTACAAATTACTGAAACATTATATCCAAATTCTCCTAAATCTTCTTCATATGGGTTATTTCCAGCAGCATCTAAGTAAGGGTATTCAGGATCTTTACCTACGAAAAATTGAGTTGTATTTACATTATCAATTTCCCAATATCCGTTTTGATACATAATAACATCTCCTAATTCGGGATAAACATTAGCTTCTACTAAATCATCTCTTAAAAATCTATATGTTACTTCCCATTTAAAATCAGCACCAAAATCACTTACTGGGTAGTCAAAATTTGTTGTTTGGATTAGGGCGAATAAAATAACAGGATCTGCAAAATTTCTACCTTCAACAGATTCACCATACATGTTTACTTTTGTTGTAACAACATTATACTTATAAAATACTACTTGTTGTGAAATAATATCATGCATCAATTCACGATTAATGAATCGAAACATAGAAATATCTCGCATTTGTCCGTATAGTGCCATATTATGCTATAAATATTGTCATTGGTACTTGATTAATTTCTTGTACTCTTGCTAATGATTCTGCTGCTCTTCTTTCAAGTAAAGCTTGACGTGATGTTTGATCAAAATAATCTCTTAATCTTGTAATTAATGCTTCTTGTTCAGCAATACCTTGTGTAGCTAAAGAATCACCATTTAATGTTACTTCTGCTCCAGGGATAGGAATTTGAGAATATTTATTGCGAGTTAAACCTAACATTTCTTTAGCTTTAGCTAAAGTGTATTCAAATATCCAACTTCTTCCTATTGAATTAATTTTAGAATATGTTGGATTTAAATAAGGAGCGTTTGAAGTATTACTAATTTTATTAGTACCATCAGCAAAAGCAGCATCAATTCTATCTTGAATTTTAATAAAATCAAACACTAAAAATTCACCATATCCTAAATCATCACCTCCATCAAAATCATCACCTCCCATTCCTGTACCAGGGACGGGGAATACTGAAATGAAATTATTAACTATATTAAATGTATAATTAGATAATGTTACTGTGTTTTGCATTTCAATAGCTTGCAAGTTTTGCATAGTAAAACTTGTAGGCATCATTAAATAGTTTGCATATCCATATCCAAATCCATAAAATCCAAGAGGAGGAACACCACCTAAACCACCTTGACCTGTCATTAAGGTTGGTGCGTATAATTGGTTAATTGCGGGTGGTGGTTGATACCATACATTTTTTACTTCTATTCCACCAACAATACCTAAATCATCTGCCCATTTAGATAAATCATAAGTTTGAACACCTGGGGTTAATGCTAGTTGGCCTTTAAACCAAGTTACATTACCACCAGCTCCTGCTTCTTCACCATATTGTTGAGATAATCTAACAATAGTAGCCATTGTAGGAGTAAATATAGAATTATTTACATCAATTCTATCGGATGCTCCTTCTAAAGATAAGTAATTATCTCTTAATTGGAAAGCATATAATTCATTTCCATATACTGTTACTGCTTCTTCAAATGCAGCAAAGAAATTTATTTCTTGTAATTCTATATTTTCAATAGGATATCCTAAGTGTAAAGCACAGAAGTTAGAAACCTTATTGGCATCTGTTTTAAATTCAGGATCATTATCATAAAATCC